GAAAGGTGGCAGAGAGGCTGAATGCAGCTAGTTTGAAGCTAGACGCTCGTAAAAGCGAGTCGTGGGTTCGAATCCCACCCTTTCCGCCATTTTTATTGCTACGAGAGTTATTAACATGTCAGAAAATCAGAAGCCTGCGTTTGAAGAAATTATCGAATTAGTTGAGCTATTAAAGCAGTCGGCGTTACAGCACGGACTAAATAACGGGCGCAAAAGAGAAAAGATAAGACGAGTGATCAGAAGAGCTATCAAGTCCATCAAAGACCATGGTGGTGAGTAATCTATGTCTATCCGCCTTAATGACGAAGAATTAGCAGCTATGGAAGGGCTTCCGCACATACACAGATGCTTATACATCTTCGGCATTAGACAATATATGGACTATGAAACCGGCATTACGGGCATTAAACGGGGAATATCGTGGCAGTCGTTGCGAGAAGAGCTTTATGTAGAACCTCATCAGGGGCGCATTGGTAGCGGTTCTCCAAGCAAAGACCAGGTTATTAGAGCGGCAGAGTTTTTAGAAAAAAACGGTGTAATTAAGAATATGAGCGAAGGTAAGCGTTTAATTTTTAAATGCGTTTTGGCTACACAGGATAAATCCGCCCAAAATAAACCCGCCACAAACCCGCTACGTCAACCCGCCACACAAGCCGACACGTTTGAAACCAATAATGACGTGGGGTTTAACAATAATCCCACCACAAAACCCGCCATACCCAAAATAGCAAAACCCGCTACACCTCCGGTATCCGGTAATACTACTACTAATACTATAGGCGAATGGATGTCATTTTTTGAAAAAAGAGGGTTTGGGATGCAGCTGGCTAATGCAAATGTTAACGGGCTTTGCATTTACTTAGCGCAAGAGGGCGTGACAGAGGAAGAAGTGGAACATGTAATGATGGCGGTCAATGCAAGAAGCACAGATAAGCGCATTACTACGCCAGCCTATTACACGGATGCCATTAAGAGATTTATTGAGGCAAAAAGAAACCCGACGGTGATAACGTCGGGCCAACAAACAAAGAGAGGTAATGATTATGCAGACGATAAGCGAACACGTCAACAGCGCAGAGTTGAAATTGATAGAGAACTCGAAGAGGACTACGCAAGAGCAATGTCGAGACTCAATAGTTGATGACGCTAAACAGAGCAAGGTTTTTATGGCATTTAGATTGCATTACGGGGCGCTGTGGACTGATAGGCTACCAGAAAATAAACGTATGAATGAGGCATTTAAGAGGCTTTGGCAGTACTCTCTCAAATTGCTTAGCATGGAAAGGGTTCAGCTTGGAATTAACAAAATAATTCTCGGGGAAACTGAATTTAGTAAATTTCCACCGAATCCTGCTGAGTTTGTTGAAATTTGCAACATTAAGGCACCAAAAGTACCTGAATTCAAAGCGCTGCCAAGACCATCGGTTAATAAAGCTGCTGCGCGGGAAGAGTTAAGCAAATGTTGGAAATTATTAGGTTTAAGGAATAGATAAATGAAATGCTCATATTGCAAAAAAAATGTTCTAAATGATTTTTGTATCAACTGCTTTGAGCGCAAGCCTTGCAAGTTAAGAAAATCAATTTGCTGGCTAGTTTTAGCCCTAGCTACTGTTGCAACCTTCATGTTGATTTCGAGTGCTGTATGACAGAGCATCAACTGCAGGCTGCATGTTTTCAGCTGTTTAGAATGAAATACCCTAGCTTAGCTATGAACTACTATGCAATACCTAACGGCATTTGGTCAAAAAACATCATGGCTGCACTTAAATGCAAAAAGGAAGGGCTAACCAAAGGGGTTGCCGATTCGTTTCTGATGCGCGCTAAAAATGGGTTTAACGGGCTGTATATCGAGTTTAAGACTAAGAAGGGTAGATTGACGCAAGAGCAGCGCAATTTTATAGCTACAGCAACAAGAGAGGGCTATAAAGCCGAGGTCGTGCGTTCTATAGATGAGTTTATGAAAACAGTGGATGAGTATTTAAAGTGAAATCGTATCATATTACATTAGGAAGCGGCCGCGTCGTCGAGATTGTAGCTGACGACATTAAATTTATGGGCGACCAGGTTTATAAAGTAATCGGGCAAAAGTGGACTCAAATTTATAAAAAAGATGAGGTAAGGGGTGTTTATGTTAAAAAATGACAGCGTGAATCATCCGCCTCACTACACTCATGCGAAATTCGAAGTTATCGAAGTCATAGAGGAATTCAAACTTGGTTATCATTTAGGGAATGTTGTTAAGTATATTTTGAGGCATGAGCATAAGAGAAATCCGTTAGAAGATTTGAAAAAGGCTAGGTGGTATTTGGATAGGTATATTAAAAAATTAGAATAAACAAATATTTTGAGAACCGACACGTACGCAAGCGCAGGGGTGTAGGTCATATTAATGCAAAGTGTAGACGATGAGCCGTGCTAGCGTCAATATAGTTTTTATTGTTGCGGCATTAGTGTTGCAAAGAAAATCTTGTTAAATTTTATTGTGAAAAAAGGTATTAATATATGAAGAAACCAAAATTTAAATTTTATACTCCGCATTTATCGTTTACTCGTGATTTATATGAATCAGAATTATATATCCATTTACCAACAGAGTTCTGTTTTTTTAAAAGTGATAAGAACTGGGCGATTGCTTTAAGAGTGCTTGGTTTCGGTATTGCTTATAACTCTAATCCTGGAGATGTGATAAAATGATTAAGCTTGAGGTTGGGAAGTTTTATAGTCTTGATGATAAAAAATTGTTCTGCGCTCAGCTCAGATATTCTAAAGAGCTGGGCGACAATTACTATGTATTAGAAAAATGCGGAACTCCTGAAGTTTTTAATATAGGTGAAAAAAGCCCAAATTTGTCAGGATTTAAGGAATGGCAGGAGCCAGATGCTGAATATAGAACTACAGATGTAGAATCAGAAAAGCCGTTGCGGCAGCGGGTTAAAGAGCTGGAAGAGCAGGTTGATATGATAATGTCATTTCTAGCGATATAAATTTTGGTAGCCATATTCATGTCGTGATTAAGATGGCAGTATGCAAAAAATGCATATTGCTATATTGCACTTCTTTATGTAACTGATTGTATTTTTTGAAATAAGTGAATTAACGCAAGCTCAATAAAATAAAGGGATTGCGCTATGTGATTGTAGTTTTTGTTTTATGTGGTTGTAGTTTTTGATTATTATTTGAGTGAGATTGTACGTGAAAAAATATTTACTAATACTAATGTTCGTTTGTTGCAACGCATTTGCAGAGACATCAAAAATTCAACTATGTTTTACGCCAGGGCAAGATTGTACCTCGCTAGTTGTAAATACCATTAGAGACGCAAAGAAATCCATTTTAGTGCAGGCATATAGCTTTACATCGGCACCCATCGCTAAAGCGCTTGTAGATGCTCATAAGCGCGGCATTAAAGTAAAAGTCATTCTCGATAAGAGTCAAAAAACGGCTAAGTACTCGTCGTCTACAATGCTGCAAAACTATCAAATACCAACATGGATAGATTACAAAGTCGCCATAGCTCATAACAAGGTAATCATTATCGACGGCAAAACTGTTATCACGGGCTCATTTAATTTCACTAAAGCGGCTCAGCTAAGAAACGCGGAAAATTTACTCGTGATTCATGATGAAAATATAGCTAAACGCTATGCTGAAAATTGGATGAGCAGAGAGCGGCAGTCAAGGCCGCTCGGCTAATTAACTGTTAAGATTTGTTAAGCCTTTTTATACATCATGTTGTATTCTTTGCATTGATTATATACAATATATTGTGTTTTTCTTGTGATATGGAGCTGTAATGCGGTCTGGTTCAGATGAGTACATAGAAAGCCGGTTAGAAGAGTGGGGTGAGTGGTTTAGTCGCGGTAATTTTAGCGGTCTCGGCTATCCATCTAAAACGATTGAGCAAAGGCTAAGAGATGGCGGAGGGATTCTAGTTAAAATGACCGGGCCTTGGGTTCCGCCAACTAACCGTAATGCGGAGGAAATCGAAGATTTAGTGAAAGAATTAGCAAAGCGATATCCGTCACTAGCAAGCGTTCTACGTAAGAAATACTTTGCTAGCTCATATAAGAGTTTGTCAAAAATTGCTAAAGAAATTCAGATGCCTGTTCGCACATTTCATGAGCATGTAAAAATGGCTAAAATGTGGCTTGAGGGGAGATTGTCAAATAATTATCGATATGAAAATGAAAATACTACAATAAATATATTATAACTGTTGACAGCGCACACTTTTCTTACTAATATTATCTAAAATTTGATAACTGTATCTAAAGAAAGCTCGGCGGGGAAACCTTCCGGGCTTTTTTTATGCCCGGAATTCAGCATGAACTACATCAATAGACTCGAAATTAAGACATTTACAATCCCGGCAGGCCAGACAGCTAGCGACGCTCACGACATAGCTGGCGCTCAAATAGCAATGATTTTTATGCCAGCAACATGGGCTGGCGGCGCTATTTCAGTGCATACAAGCTACGACGGCGTAAATTATCAGCGGGTGGATGACGGCTCAGGTAACGACGTTGCAATACCGGTTCGCGCCGGGGTTAATTCACCGTTGCAGCCCTATATGTTCTACGGCGCTCGTTACTATAGATTAGTTTGCAGTTCTCCAGTTCCAGCGGAAACGAGAATAGCTGTATCTGTGAGGCCCGTATGAGTTCGCTATTGCTGCTGTTTAACAGAAAAAAACCATACGTTCCGTTTCCTTCAAAATTTTATGTCACAAAAAACGCTAAATACTATATGACTAAAAGTGGTCAGTATTTAGTAACAAAACGATAGAGAGCCTAATTATGGCATTAGCATCAGACCAAATCACTATTGACCAATTGCCGTTAGCTGTAGAGATATCCGGGAGCGACGTTGTTCCAGGCATTGTCGGCGGATTAGACGCGGGAATTGCTGCAAACTCAATCAAAAATTTTGTGCTAAAAGATATGGGCATTCCAGGTAATCCGGTACCTGTCGAGAGTGATGGCTACATCTCTAATCGATATCTTAGCCCTATTGTGTCTAAAGATTTCGTGCGTCAGGCGGTAGCTGAGATGTTAGCAATAGCCGATGCCGACGAGGGCGACACATGTTATGTTTTGGATGAATCAGTTTATTATAAGCTATTTCAGACGCCGGCATCAGACATAAATAACTGGAAAATTATTTCAGACCCTTTCACTGTTCGCAGTGTTTTTGGTCGTCCGGGACCGAATATCGAAGCACAGCACGGCGACTATACAACCGACCTGGTCCCCGAGGGCGAGGACCCGCTTAGGAAATATTTTACGCAAACCCGTTTCGATGATGCGTTTGATGTGAAGTTTCCGGTAGCGTTTGATGAAACCTTAGGAAATTATAGAAATCAACCTAATGGGCTCGTAGGTCTGGATATAGATAAAATTGCTGATGCGGAGGATTTTCGCTTAAGCAATACAAGTCAGTCGCTCAAAGCGCTATACGAAAGCATAGGCAAGGCAAACGGTATCGCCCCTCTGAACGACTTGAAGCAAATAGACCCGCAATATTTACCGCCAATGCCGTCGGGGTATACAGACGAAGACGCAAGAAATGCGCTTGCGGCGCCTGATTTCGATAAAATACTCGGCATTAAAAACACGGCAGTAGCCGACGCTAATCTACTAGACAATACGGCTAATCTCTATATTGACACGAGCGGCAACGAGTATTTGAAGCATAAAATCAGCGGAACTGTGCGGACTCGTCAATTTGCAATGCAAGGTGCGGACGCTAATTTTGCCGGCCTTGGTGTCAATTTGAGCGAAGCCAGGAAAGGCCGCTTACAAGTTAATAATTACGCAGCTAGTTTGGCAACGAACTTAGTATTTCCAAAGGATATACCGTTACTGCTAAACGCAGAAGGCCCGAACTGGTCTGGAACTGCAATAACACCTTTTCAAGACATATTTGCTGCACTTGTACCAGGCGTGCCGTCGCAAACTTACGGTAACGTTGTTAGATTCCTGGCTGGGGCATACTATAAAACTGGGACTTCAACAAGAACGGCGCTAGATATATGTACAGCCTGGGAGGGTGCGCCGTCAGATGCGAATACACGCAACTCCATAGCTACAAGATTAACCGCAGAATCTGTAGCGCTAAGAGTTAAAACTAACGGGGCGGCGCCCGATGGTGCGGCCTTATTTGATGCATCTATAGCGTTTTATACAGATTCAACAGAAAAATATTACCTCACGCGATTTAAAAACAGTGGCGGAACGGTAAGTACTGTAGCACCACTTTTAGACGCTAGCGCAACCGCGCCAACTCTTGCCGGAGTTCCAAACAACTCAATGGCGTTTTATACAGATTCTACGCAAGATTACTATATTGGGCGCGTTAGAAAGAATAACGGCACTGTTGTGAATGCAAGTCCGTTGTTATCCGCCTCTACGACTGCGCCAGATTTTTCATCGGCCACTGTGCCTAACAATTCGTTGGCCTTTTATACTGACTCTACGCAAGGGTACTACATCGGGCGCATTAAAAAGGATAAGGATACTGTTGTCGATGCGGGCGCGGTTCCTAGGCTCTCATATGGAATGCCTTCACATACAAACACATTGCCGAAAGATGCGCTCATATTTTTTTATGATGAATGGCATAATGTTATATGTGGAGGAAGAAACCATACCGCTGGCTCACTGTTTGAAGAGAGCTTTGTAATTAGAGCGTCAGCGCTCGAGCCCAGTTTCGATAAAATGTTAATTGGCGGACAGATGCAATTTTATGTTGTTCAGTATGCCTCAAAGTTCGATCTATATGTAAAAATTAAATCAATGCACAGCAACATAGCTAACACAACATTCAAACTAGCAACATCAATTTAATTATAAACATTAACTTAGGAGAAAAAAATGGAACAAAAAATTCACGATGTTTTAACCGTAGCATTAAAAAACTCTGCATATGCCGGGCTTGAGCTAAGTCAGTCTGTGCTGGAAGTTGGTAATTATTTCAATGCGCTGACGCATAGGGTTAAAGAGCTGGAGGGCAAGCTTAAAGATGCTGAAGATAAAGACGTGGATATTAACGTGAATATGGACGCTGAGGTGATTTAATCTAGTCTCTTTTCAATGCAACGAAAACTCAATAAAAGAAGCTTGTTCGTGCAGGAATATCTAATCGATATGAATGCGAAGCAAGCGGCAATACGATGCGGCTATAGCGCAAAAACAGCAGAGCAACAGGCATCAAGACTACTAAAAGACCCTGAGATTGTAAAAGCACTAAAATTGGCGCGCGATGAGCTAGTTGAACGCACAAAAATATCGCAAGACTGGGTTTTAAATAAGCTTAAAGAGGTGGCTGAGCGCTGTATGCAAGCAGAGCCAATCACTGACAAGGAAGGTAATCCGCTGGGTCAGTACAAATTTGACTCATCGGGCGCAAATCGATCGTTAGAGCTGATTGGTAAGTGCATTGGGATGTTTAATAAAGTAGAAGTAGAAGGGAAGGTTGAGCATACTGGTTATGTTGCAATGATTCCCGCAGAAGCAGAAAGCATAGAAGATTGGAATGCAAGTAATCTGGAGGCCACAACCGGGTCCGCAAACTAAGCTTCTTACATGCCCGGTAAGGGATATATTATTTGGTGGAGCGCGAGGCGGCGGCAAAACAGACGGTATGCTCGGGCATTGGATAAGCCATGCTGGGCGCTATAAAAACCACGCCAGAGGTATTTTATTTCGCAGAAGCACTAACGAGCTGGAGGAGGTTCAGCGCAGGGCTGTCGAGCTATTGCAACCGCTAGGAGGATTGTATAGAGCATCAAAACGCACGTGGTTCATGCCTGATGGTGCGGCTCTTAAAATGCGTTTCCTGGAAAGAGATGCTGATGCAGAGAAATATCAGGGACATAGCTATACCTGGGCTGCCTTTGATGAGCTTGGCAACTGGCCAAACCCTGACCCCGTAGATAAAATACGGGCTACTTTGCGTAGCGCGGATGGTGTTCCTTGCAGAATGCTTGGTACAGCCAATCCCGGCGGCGTAGGGCATTTATGGCTAAAAGATCGATATATAGCCCCAGCTAAGCCATTAACACCTTTTTACGACGAAGAAAAGCGCACATGGCGCGTTTTTATTCCGTCTAGGCTTTCAGACAACAAAATACTTCAAGAAAACGATCCTGATTACATTGATAGAATCAGGTCATCTGGCCCAGCCTGGCTCGTTAAAGCATGGCTAGATGGTGACTGGGATTCTTGCCAGGAAGGCGCGATATTCAAGCGCGAGGATTGGCAATATTACAAAACACCTCCGCAGTTTATTAGAATTTATCAATCATGGGATACAGCGTTTAAAACAAATCAGGAAAACGATTACTCAGTATGTACCACGTGGGGTATAGCGCAAAATGGCTATTATCTGCTGCATAGGTGGAAGGGAAAAGTAGAGTTTCCAGAGCTTAAGCGCGTGGCCGTGCAGCTTGCCGATAAATTTAAACCCAGCGTTGTTCTCATTGAGGATAAGGCGTCTGGGCAAAGCTTGATTCAGGAATTACAGCGCGAAACGCGCTTGCCGCTTAAGCCAATCAAAGTGGATAGCGACAAAGTGGCTAGGGCCTATGCGGTTTCTCCAGAACAAGAAGCGGGGAACCTTTACTTGCCAGAAGGCGAGCCTTGGGTAATAGATTACATAGACAATATGTCAGCATTCCCCAATGCGGCACACGATGACGATGTGGATAGCACTACACAAGCACTAAGTGAGATGATTTTATTCAGGCGCGAACCGCCGCGCTGGCAGCAAATATCAATTATGGGTCGTTAATGTTCAAATCAATTATAAAACCGCTGAAAGAGCAGTACGACAAGGATTATCCTGAGCGCTCATTTTGGATTGACGTTTACACTAGAGTGCTAGATGGCGAGATTTACGACCATCTAGAAAACCCTTTTCACGTCGAATACAACAACGTAAACGAGTATATACCAGTTCATAAGCGCATACCGTCCGTTATCTATGGGTTGCCGGAAATCATTGTTAATGACAGCGTTTCTATGCTTTTTAGTGAGTCGCACTTCCCTCAAGTTGATTGTAATGACGAAATATTGCGCGAAACGCTGCAAGACATAATCAAAGAGTCAAAGCTCAATAAGGTAATGATTGAAGCAGCCCGCACGGGTAGCGTTGGAAGCGTTGCAATTCTAATGCAGGTGCTACGCAATAGGGTGTTTTTTAAAGTTCTTTCTACTCAATATTTAACTCCCGAGTTTGATAGAGAGGCACCTGACACCCTTGTTAGGGTTGTTGAAAAATACAAAGTGCGCGGGTATTCGCTAAGGGAAGTCGGTTATAGCATAAAAAGCTCAGAACTGAATAGCTGGCACTGGTTTCAACGAGACTGGGACGCAATCAGCGAGAATGTTTATTTTCCGTGGCTGTGTTCAGACGAAGAGGCGGCTCCGGTACTAGATGAAAGCAAAAGCACTCGCCACGAACTTGGTTTTGTTCCAATAGTATGGATTAAAAACCTTCCAGGCGGCAAGGGCTGTGATGGGAGATGCACATTTAAATCAGCTATTGATATAGCGATAGAGATTGACTATCAGCTATCAATGGCTGGCAGAGCATTAAAATACTCAGCCGACCCAAAACTTGTTATTAAAAACCCGGCTAATCCAAACCAAGCAATAGAAGGGAGCGGCAATGCGCTCATTGTGCAGACTGACGGTGGAGCAGAGCTGCTAGAGATAAACGGCAAGGCAGCCGATGCCGTTATTCAATATGTTAGAGCCTTGCGCGAGCTGGGGCTTGAGACGGTGCGTGGCAATCGAGTCAATGTAGATAAAATTGCGGCCGCACAGTCCGGAAGAGCCATGGAAATCATGAATCAAGCGCTTGTGTGGCTGGCAGATGAACTAAGGATAGGTTACGGCGAATGCGGACTTTTAGACTTATTGAAGATGATAGTTAAGGCTTCAAAAAAGATAAAAATACAGGTCGACGGCTCTGCAATACCGGAACTTAACGAGAAAGAAAAAATAACGCTGAGATGGCCAGATTGGTACCCACCAACTGCTGATGACAAGCAGAAGGATGCAAGCACCATTGTAACACTATCAAATAATAAGCTGATTTCAAAAGAAACCGGTGTAAAAGTCATTTCCAAAGACTATGACATCGAAGAAGTTCAAAAAGAGTTACAGCAAATCGATGCAGACGCAAAGAAAGAGGCTGAAACACAACCAAAAGTAATTAATAACAGGGTAGACACCCAAAGGAGCAAGTCAGATGACTGATGAAACTAACATAGATGATATAAATCAAGAAGATGTGGCGCATGATATCGATACTGATAATGAAGATACTGGTAACGATGAAAGCGCTCATATTAAGCGCCTTCGTGCAGAAGCCAAGGCTAGACGTTTGCAAGTTAGGCAGGCGGAAAAAAAGGCTCAAGAGGCCGAAAGTAAAGCTCAGCAAGCAATGCAGCGCATTGATGAGCTGCAACGTTCTAACAATGATCGAATCATCAGAGCTGAGCTTAAAGCGCAGGCCGCATTATCAGGCATGATTGATATGGATGGACTTAAGTTAGCCGACTTATCGAAGGTCACTATTGACGATAACGGTGATGTTATCGGTGCCGACGAGCTAATTAAGCAGCTAAAGGAAAGCAAGCCATACCTATTTAAAGAAGTAAAAAACACGAGCATCAACCCCGAATTGCCAAATCCTTCAGGCTCTTTAGGGAAAAAAGCAATAGATATGCCTGATGATGAATGGAAAAAGGATATAGCCAAATTCGGCATTAACTAGCATTAATTAACTACGCATTCTATCGGAGATTGACTCTCAGAGAATGTAAGGCCATCGGGGACAGGCTCCCAGGGCGGTAAGAAACTTTTACTTAACCCTTAGGAGCATGTTTCAATGAGTATCTCTAATTTCCCAGCGGCACTTCAGCCGCTAATTCAACAAGGTTATTTGGAGCGGATGTTTAGCGAAGGCTTAACGTCCAAACTAGGTTACGGCACAGTAGCCGATAGAGAAGTTTTTTCTCAAAAAATCGGTGAAACGTTAACCAAAACCAAATATGGGCATAAAGCACCCGTCACCACACCGCTTAACCCGGCTGCTAATACCAATCTTGATAACGGGTTAACGCCGGCACCCAATAGCGTTGAACAGTACACTATGGTGCTTAACGAGTATGGCGACACTATCGACCTGAACGTTATTAACCAAAAGGTTGGTATTGAAAAGCAATTCTTAATGAATGCGCGAGTTAATGGCGTTCAGGCTCGTCAAACTATTGACAGACTGGCTAGGAATTACCTTTTCGACGCTTATTTGGGAGGAAACACCCGTGTTACTGCCACCTTGGGCGCCCCTGGCACTACTGTTGCTGTTGATGATATCCGTGGTTTTCGTAGCAAAATTGTAAACGGACAGGTTGTGCCGGTTAATGCGAGCAACACCCTGGCTGTAACAGTTGGCGCAGGAGCCTATACGCTAATCGGCGCCACTGCTGACACTGTCAACGTATCAACCGCGCCTAATGGCATATCGGGTACGTTAACATTTAGCAGCAATGTGAGCGTTTCCGATGCAACCCTAGGCAAGGCTGTGGTAGCTGGCGTAGCGCCGACCATTTTACGCCCCAGCGCAAGGGCCACAACCGCCGCACTGACTAGCGGAGACCTTTTAACGATGTCTTTATTGCTGGACGGTGTAACCCGTTTACGCAACAACGGCGTCGAAGGTCGCGGTGGCATGTATGACTGTATTCTAGACGACACTTCTATGCGCCAGCTTTATGCTGACCCCGAGTTTCAATTGTTATTCAGGGGTACTGGGATGAGCGCTGAAGAGTATCGCAGGGCGCAAATTATAGAAATTTTAGATTTACGTTTAATTCGCACCAATGAAGCGCCTCAGCAATCTCTAACTAATGGAGTAAGGGTTCATCGTCCAATCATATGTGGCGAGGGCTGCTTGATTAAGGGCGTATTTGAAGGAATGACGGACGCGCTACAGAATCAAGGCACTGGTATTGTTGAGTTGGTTGATGATACGGCTCAAGTTACTCGTATGATGCTAGATAGATTGCAACAAATCGTAGCGCAATCATGGTATACGATTATGGGTTTTGGCGTTCCTACGGACGTTACCGCCGACCCAACCATCATTCCAACCGCCAATAACAGCTACTTTAAGCGCGCTGTTGTCCTAGAAGTAGGGGGTGCTTAATGGCTGCAACTCATAAAGGCAAAAAACAGGAGCGGGATAATTCTGCTCCTTTTGGCGGTATTGATAACATGACTGATGCTGGTGATATAGTTAATAATGAAGGTGGAGAGATTTTGCAAATTGAAACTAAGCAACCTAATCCAGCTGAGGTATTAATGCTTAGCAATTATGTGTTGGTATTAAGAATGCCAGGGCAAGATGCTAGCGTTACTCGGCATTTCAGGGAAGGACAAGTTGTTGCCAATCCAGAAACTATCCAACAGCTAATTGACAATCAAGCACCCATTCGCTACTTGAGTTAATTATGGCTTTATCAGACGCAGAAAAAACAGCAGTTAGGCGTTATTGCGGATATCCCGTGTTTGGCGCACAGCCAACACAAGGCTTTGGTTATCGATTTTTCACCTGGTACGGTAATCTTGAGTACAAGATGAATAATATGCAGCCAAGCGAAGAGGAGGTCGTGCGAGAGACCTATCTTGCTAACTTATCTCAACTTGAAAGCGATATTGTTAACACCAGAGACAATCTTGACACTGACAAAGCTGCTATCTGGCATCGCAATAAAAACGAGGTGGCTGACAGAGAGCAATTGCTGGATAACTGGCGGCGTCGCTTGTGCGGGTTTCTCGGGGTTCCTCCTGGTCCAGGGCTTGGGCAAGGCGGCATCAGGATGGTCATATAATGAACGGCGATAGATTGCAGCAGCTAGTTTATAAAGGGTATAGCAAGGCAGCTATGCGAATAGGATTTGAGCATGGCATTTACCGCTCTGCTACCGCCATAAACCCAATTAACCCTAGCAACTTGCAAGGCACAACATTGGTAAGCGCCAATGTAAGCTGGGAGTATATGCGGGCTAATAAATATGGCAATGCAGTATGGCAACTTGTCGCAGATGGAAGGGAATTACAGCGATTTGATTACCTGGTCGGTAGCTCTACTTACTTTGTTGCCGGTATGCAGCCGTTACTTCCTATCCTAGGCGTTGAATGCAACAAGATAGTTACAGTAAAGCGCCCTTACCAGCAGCCAGGCAAAGGCTACCAAGGCTATAGCGGCAACACGGCGGCTACCGAAGAAACATTAATGCAAAATTGCCCGGCTTCCATTCTTGAAAATAGCAATGGAGAGTCCAGCCCTGCGAAGATCCCAGGAGACACCAAAATGCCATGGATGCGATGTCTTTTGCCTTATCTCGGCGGAGTTATTATTAAGACAGGGGATATTGTTATTGATGAGATTGGCACGCGCTATGTGATAAGCGGTGATGAGCTTACCGACCTTGGCTGGCGGCTGACAATACAAGAGGTTGGTGCATAATGGCTACACTATTGCAGGTGCTGGATGGTCTTGGGGCGTTGGCATCATCAGCTGTTTATCCAGATGGCATAGCTTATCCAAGCGTAGCGGGCGTTGATGTTGAAATCATTTCAGGCTGGCCTCAAAAAGACAAGCTGGAGAATGATTTAGCTAATGGTAATGCCCAGGTTTCAATTTACCCAATGAGCGGCATGGAGCGCAATACAACCCGCTATAGACGAGAATTGCGCGAGGTTAGTATCAGCGCCTCTACAATTATATTAACGGTTTATAACGACTCTGTAACGATATCGGGCTCGATAGCAATGCAACAAGCGTGCATGGTCATTTTAAATGGGACTGGCTACGCTTATGCGGTACAAGAAGGCGACACGCTAGAGTCAATAGCCGAAAATCTGGCCTTATTAATCCCAGGCGCTACAGCAGCTGGAAATACAATCACCATGACCGGCGTTAATAGTCTGGAAGCCCGCGTAACCACAAAAGGGATAAGCGCGATGCCGATTAAGAGTCAGGAGAAAGTATTTTGCATTACCGTATGGGCGCCAAACTTTATTATCAGGGACATATTAGCTACCGCTATAGAGGTCAAATATAGCCTTACTCAGCGCATACAAATGCCTGATAAGACGTTTGCCGCATTAAGCTATAAAGGCGCTTTTGAGGACGACTATCTGCAAAAGGGCGCAATCTATCGGCGTGACATTCGCTATGCCGTTGACTACACCACCATTCATTCAGAAGAAAATTACACAATTTCTTACTCCTATTTCAATACTATTTAGAGAGAAAATCATGGCAGAAAAAGAAAAAACGCCACAGCTAAGGCTGGTGGTGCGCGAAGCCTTTGCAGATTACCGGCGAGGCGATGAGATTACTGATGCAAAAATAATTGAAACCGTTTTGGCATCACATTCTACCCACGTTATAAAAATCCATGCAAAGGAGAATAAATAATGCCTGTTGTACAGTACGGTTCATTTAATACCAATGCAATATCCGCACCTAATGTTTATGTGCAGATTTTGCCGCCATCGCAAACCATTATTAATGGCGTTCCAACCAATATTATAGGCCTGGTGGGCTTAGCGTCATGGGGTCCTGTTAATTCTCCGGTCACTATTAGCAGCGCTGATGATTATCAGCAAAATTTCGGCCCAATGCTGGCCATAAAGCATGATTTAGGTACGGCAGTTAACTTAGCCTGTGCTAATTTTGCCAATAATTTTCGCTGTGTGCGTGTAACGGATGGTACTGACACGTCTGCAACTAAAGATATTATGGACACCACGCCAGATACTCCCGTCAAAGGCATGACATTAACAGCAAAATACACTGGAACAGTGGGTAACTCAATAAGAGTAACATTAAGCGCTGGAACTAATTCAACCGTCGCCGCCCCAACTTTCAAAGCAATTATAGCTCTGCCTAATGGCCTTCCTGAAATTTACGATAATATCGGCGGAACTGGCAGCGCGCTGTGGCAAAATCTGGTTGATGCAATTAATAATGGTCAGGGGCCTCTTAGAGCACCATCAAATTTAGTTATAGCAACTAAAGGAACTGCTACGCTAGCGCCAGCATTGACTAATTACACATTAAGCGGTGGCGCAAATGGTAATACGACTATTACTGGAAGCGTATTGGTTGGAAGCGATACCGGCACTCGTAGCGGCATGTATGCGTTAAGAAAAACGGGAGCTAGCGTGGTTGCATTATGTGACTGCGATGATACGGCCACATATACAGCCCAGGTTTCTTTCGGCCTGTCCGAAGGATGCTACATGATTTTAACAGGAGCCGCAGGGCAAGCCATATCAGCGGCAATCGCAGATAAACAAACCGCTGGAATTGATAGCTATGCAGTTAAGATTATGCTCGGTGACTGGGTTTACTTCCAGGACAATCAAAACAATCAAACGCGATTAGTTAGCCCTCAATCAGTTGTTGCGGGAAGATTAGCCAATCTCTCACCCGAGCGCTCTAGTATGAATCAGCCCATTTTAGGCATACTTGGTACTCAAACCACATTCAATAAAAAGATTTACTCTGACGCCGAGATTATCCAATTATCACAGGCCGGCATTGATGTAATTACTAACCCATCGCCAGGCGGTGACTATTACTCAACTAGACTAGGTCAAAGCACTAGCAGCAATGCCCTTACGAATACTGACGAATATTGCAGGATGACTAACTATATTGCCTATACGCTCAATAGCGCGCTGGGTAAGTATATCGGAAGATTGCAAAACACCTCCGTGCGGCTTGAGGCCAAGAACACGATTCAAACATTCCTAAGCAATCTTGAGCAGCAAGGCATGATTGGAGATGTAAACGGCGGCCCAGCATTTAAAGTGGTGTTAGATGTATCTAATAATCCATCTGAAAGGGTGGCGCTTGGTTACATGCAGGCAGAGGTTCAGGTTGTCTTCCTAAAAACTATCCGCGTATTTCTTGTTAATTTACAAACCGGTCAAGTTACCGTTCAATAGGAGTTATTGCAATGCCTTCTTCAGGTTATTCAACAGGTCAGGATATTACCCTGCATTTCTACGATCAAAATGGCGCTATAGATTTTGGTATTGGCGTTATTAATTTCAATGCCAAACAGGATGTTACCAAGAATAGAATAAAGCCCATTGATTCACCCAGTGTCAATCAAGTGTTTTATGAAGGCTGGTCTGGCTCGTTTGATATCGAGCGAAATAATCCAAAAGTTACAGACTATTTTATCTCTCAAGAAGCGGCATTCTATCGTGGCGAAAACTTGCCAGAACTTAGTATTACCGAAACCATTAGTGAGGCAGATGGCAGCATTAGCCAGTATATTTACACGGGCGTAAGGCTTTCTCTTGATGATGGCGGGTCATTCCAGCGCGATTCGCCTGTAACCCAGCGCTTAAGCTTTGAGGCCGCTAGAAAGCAGAAATTAAGCTAATTTGGAGGCGGTTTATGTTAGAGAAAATATCAAAAGAACGAAAGCTGGATGCCATTTATCTTGCTGGATTGTTAGCAGCCGCCTGCATTCCCTTGGTAACTACGTTTATAGCAATTTATGTGATTAGTCAGCTGAAATAAAAAAGCCCCAGTTAAGGGGCTAGTTCTCTCGCGTGTTACCAGCACCGAGAGAGCGTCAATTACCTAAATAGGAGATAATTGAATATGCTTAATTTTAGCAGTCTTATGACTGCATTAAAAGAGATTATTATGAGCAAAGAGATAAATAAAGAACAGCAAAACAGGGTTATTGACTCTCTATGTATGTTTTCAAAACTTATTGGATGGGGAATATTTATTTTCCTTAGCCTTTGGGGTATTTCCTTGGTTATTCATTAAAAATCTATCATAGTTAAAAGGTATCAAAATGACTAAAGTTAAAGTTGAAGTGTTGAAAGATGATATTCAGATTCAGCAAAAGCAATCTGACCACGTAAGCGTTAAGGATTCAAAAGGCAGACTTATAACTATAAGAAAGCCCCCAATTCTTGATAAATTTCTTTTTATAAATATTCTTGGAGCCAATGCAAACAATGAGGCCTATGTAAGGGAAGTTGGTATTTATAATTGGGTTTCGGCTATTGATGGACTGCCAGCAGCAAAAACAACAGAAAGAGAACTCCATGCGCTTATTGAAAGACTAGGATATGAAGGGCACGAAGCCATTCTAGAAGGGATTATGCAGATTATTGGAGCAGATGATGCTCTAAATGAAGAGGGGGAAAAATCCCTAGTAAAAAAATAGCTACCGCTCCCGAGTTTAAAGAGCGGGCTTGGCTAATATACAACAGGATGCCTTGGGATGCGGTTTATGGCGATGAGAAGCCTTGGAAGGGTGAAATGCCAAGCTACCTTGTAACAGCATTTTCCATATGTTTCTCTGAGTTTAAAGGCGCCAAATTCAACTGGAATAACTTTAGGTTTGAAGAGCAGAAATAAAAAACGAAAGGATAAGTTGTAATTGTAAAATCAAGCTAAAGTGGCTTATGATTCCTTGGTTATTAACTGAGGAATATATAATGAGACTTGTTGCTAAAATTAAGTGTTTTATTTTTTCATTTTTAGTTTTATTAAGCTTTAACTCATTTGCCGACTTGCAGGCAGAGCTAGAATTAAATTTAGAACCGGCAAGGGAAATTCTCGAAGAAACTGGAACTGTATTTTATATAGACAATGGATTATTGAATATTTCTGTTGATATGCAAGAAATATTAAAATCCATTCCTAATTTACAAAAGGCTAATATCATCAATCCAGATATAACACAGACTAATATAAACTTAAATAGGGTGGAAATTGCAGAGTTTATTGCTTTGTTTAACGCAGGATTGATTATTATGAAAGCTTATGAAAGCTCTATTGTTGATAAATTAAATACTCATGTTTACCTAGTAATCCCAGATGATTATGGAAACAAGAAAAAACATTTAGCGTTTTCTTTTAAATTCGATAGAAAAATATATGAAAAAATAAATTGGAGTAGCTTTTCCCCTGAAAATTTACCTAAAGTTGCCCTATCATTTAAAGAATATTTAACCTACAGCGCTGATGAATGAAAACCTTTAAAAGCTTTAAAGAATACGAAGACCATATCAAGAAGCTAATAGCTACAGAGGCAGTCTATAAAAAGGCTGCTTTACATACCGCAGGATCTTATCTTAAAGGCGCAGGTAAACGAAAGTTTGGCGTTTATCAAAAAGACAATGGTCTTTATGAGGAATGGACAGAACTAAAGTCTTCTACGCAATCACAACGCGAAAAAGCTGGATTTTCGCCTAACGACCCCCTTCATAGAAGCGGTAAATTAATGGACTCTTTAGAGTATGTTGTTAAAGGTGACTCAGTAATAAATGGCTCAAGAGATCCTATTATGGCCTATCAGGAACTTGGCACTATTCATATACCCCCTAGGCCGGTGCTTGGGGCGGCCATGTTTGAAAGCAGAGATAAAATTAAAAAAATAATTTCTTTATCAATGAAGCTCTGGTTGACAGATCAGAATATTAAAAAATTAAAGGGTGGTTATGGCGCATTTTGAAGAAGCATACGCTATAGCAACTCGCTTAACTATAAGCGGGGATGCTGAAAAAAAGCTGCAATCATATTGGCGTGCTGTTAGGCGTGCAAATGAGGCAACTGAAGTATTATATAAACGTCTACGACCACTTAACGACCAGCTAACACGCTTAGATCAGGTTATTGGTAAGCTTAACCCAAAACTTCAAACTATGCGTGAGAGACTTTATGGCTCTAGAAATGTATTGAATTTACTTAATAATTCTTTCTCTGGTTTAAACGATAAAACACTAAATTCTGTCAGTCGTTTTGATAGATTTAATAATAAAACCGCTGCGTCCATAGCTAAAATTGATGTTTTGTCTACAAAGGTAAAGCAGCTTAGCGCAAATATGGAAGGATTAAATGCAACTGTTGCTCAATCAAAAAGCATTGGCGGGCCTACTGTAGCAGGCAGAGAGCGAAAGGGCGCATCATCGCGCGGAGGAGATAGTAGCAATATACATGTTAGAGGGCTGCATCTTGGGCCGCTAGGATATAATCCAGGCTCCTTAGCAATCGGTACTGCTGCTTATAGTGGCTATAGATTAACAAAAGGGTCTTATCAAGCCGAAAAAGAATATCAAAAAGCATTGGCTCAATTTGATAGCATGGGTTTTGGGGATGCGGCAAAAGAAAGGGCTGTTAAGTTTGCCTTAAAAAATCAAGAAAAAGGAATTTCACCAACCGCTCTCTTAAGGTCATTAACTGATGCTGCCCAAGTTTTGAAAGATCCTATAGCAGCTGAAAAGTTGGCACCGATGCTCGCAAGGGCTGAATTTGCTAATACTTCAATGATCCCAGGTTATAATCATGCTCAGAATAGAGATTTAATAAGAGCTGCTGAAATGTATACCGGTACATCCGACCCAGATAAATTAAAACCGGTTATCGAAGTATTTGAAAAAGTTGTTAATTCATCTGGCGGCAGGGTTTTACCAACACAATTTCTTAATTTTATGCAAACGGGCGGCATTGCAGCCAAAGGTATAGGCTTAGACACCTTCTATGCCTTTGAGCCAATTATCCAAGAAGCTGGCGGGCATAGGACAGGTACTGGCCTTACGTCAATTCAACGCCAGCTTCAAAGCGGCAGCATGACGCAAGCAACGGCAGAACGTTTGGCAGAACTTGGTTTAATTGATAAAAATAAATTAAAGTATAATAAAGTAGGTTCTATTAAAAAAGTTATGCCGGGTGCTGCATTGGGAGCTGAGGCGCTAAGCGACAACCCTATAGCATGGTTCGAAGGCATTTATTTGCCGGCATTGGCCAAAAAAGGAATTACAAGCAAGAAAGATATCCTAAATGAAATTAACTATGATTTTGGCAATAGAACTGGCGCGGCCTTGGCAGGGCTAATAGATGTTAGCTTGGAGAAAGCCATTTTATCTATGAAAGTCAGCCCTAAAGCATGGGGCGTGAATGAAAGTTTCTATAATGCTTTAAATATAACAACAGGAAAAGAAAAAGCATTAAATGAGGCAATGATTAGATTTGAAACCGCATTAGGAAAATTCACCTCACCAGTTATTTTAAGTGCCATGGACCGCCTTACTGGGTTTCTTAACGTTACAGCATCTTTGTTGGAAAATATTAGCAGTAAAGACACTTCAACAAAAGATAAGATTGCGTCGGTCGGCAACTATGCAGGTAATATTTTATTAAAGACAAGCCCCGGATTCACATCGACTGTTGCTGGTGCTTCCAGCATTATTAATAGTGGAGGCTCTTTAAGCTACATACCATCTTCTCCATTTGGAAGACCTAGAGCATACGTTGAGCCTCAATCCTCGCCGTCTTCAGCCCAGGTACAGGTTAATAGCACCATAAATATAGACGGCAGGAAAATAGCAGAAGCAGTAACAGAGCATCAGGTTAAACAATTAAATACTCCCCCCATAGGCACCTCTGATTTTAACGGGCGCATGTCTCCAATTCACCCCAACTATAACTTCCCGAGATAATTATGCTAAGCCTTAGAATAAGAGTAAGACTCGGTGACTTTGAGTTTCAGACTAATGAATTTCCTGAACGTATGCCATTCGGCGGTGAGCAAAACATCGCTACTCATAGAGAGGTGGGCGGCGTTGTTGTGGCTGATGCTATGGGGCCTACTGAGCGCGATATTAATTGGACTGGGCTGTTTTTTGGTGAGGGCGCATTAGACAGGGCTAGGTATTTAGATAGCTTACGCCGGGATGGTAAGCCTTTATCATTCCAGTGGGGTGATTTCTGCTACACGGTATTGATTAAGACCTTTAATTGCGACTTTGAGCGCACTAATAAGTTACCTTATGAAATATCATTGCTGGTCATTGATAATCTAACCGACCCCGTTCGGTCGTTGCCAATAACCAATTTTGTTGATGATATTCAGCGTGATATTCAAGATGCTTTAGATTTGGCTGATGCTATTCGAAATCCTACGATTAGCACGGCTGTTTCGCTAATCAATGACCTTGTTAAGGTGATTCCTGGGTTAGGTGGATTTACTCAGCCAGTGGTGAATAATATTTTAAGGCCGTTAAGTCGGGCGCAGAGTGAAATTGGCTCAGCTATTGGAGCATTGAGCAAAAACTTGTTTTAATTAAATAACCTACAGAAACAACAAAGCCCTCATTGGCAGCAACCTCTGAGGGCTTTTTTTATGCCTTCGCGTAACGCAACTACCGAAGGCGCGTCAATTACCTGTTAAGGAGATAATTGAATATGTTCAATTATAGCAATATTGCAAGCGCACTAAAAGAGGTCATTATGAGCGAAAAAATAAATGATAAACAAAGGAGTACTGCCTTGTGGTTTTTATGCACTATAGGGCTGTTAGTTGGTATTAGCTTTTTTGGTCTTTCTATGGCTTACCTTTTAAAAATACTTTTTTTGGTTGGGCTAATTAACTAAGTTAACGGAACTCACTTTCAAATGCCTAACAGTAAATTTATTAATTTTTGTGTTGGCGTTGCCATTTTGATCTGTTCTGCTGGGATATTTATTAATCAAGCCACGCCAGCGTTAAGTAAATACCTGAATTATAAAATTAGTCTTATCGAGAAAGATAACAACAATGGCCACATTACCCAATAACGAAATAGCCGAAAACTTAACAACTCTGGCTAATCTGTATTTGTTGCAGGCTAAGTTAGGTCGCATTAAAGCTAACCTGCTGCTGATTAACTCACCTGATAATGCCAAAACGGCCACGTTTATTAATCCTAATCTGTTTAAAATTGCGGCTGATGAATATGGCGATGCTATGCTATGGACGGAAATAGCGAAGGCTAATAACCTTATTGACCCAATGCAAGATGGCATTGTTAAGCTAATCATCCCTTCTAAAGTGGCTCAATCCTCCGGAGGCATTTTAAATGCTTAATGAGGTTCCGGCGCAATCCTTTGGTAGACGTCCGCGCGGCATGGTGGTTATTAATGATATACCTATAAACTGGGTAGAATTTGAGGTTGTTAATAACAATCACTACCAGGCCGATACATTTAGAATAGAGCTGCCTATTAGCGAGCAAGATGAGGCACTTACTCCTCAATTTTGGGCAACAGAAGCTCCTTTATTAGTAGAAATATTTGCAGGCTTCCCTAATGACCCTGAATCTTACAGCAATGAAGATTTAAAAAGCCTCATCTTAGGTGAGGTTGATGAGCTGGAGTTTAACCCACAAACGGCATTAATAACGCTCTCGGGTCGCAACTTAGCCGCTCGTTTTATTGATAACAAAACCACAGAAGGGTTTGATAACCTAACCGCTTCACAAGTAGCAACAAAATTAGCTGAGCGACGAGGTCTTAATGCCTTCGTGATTACCACAACCACTAAAGTCGGCACATTTTATAGCAACACGCAAAGCTTTAGCACTTACCAGCATACCGAATGGGATTTGCTCACTTTTTTAGCCAACCAGGAAAATTTTAGCGTATTTGTTAACGGTAATACGCTTTATTTCCAACCAAAGGCCGAACCCAATGACAACCCTTACGTATTGCAATGGCAAAAAACTGATGAAGAGTATTCTTACCCGCGCTATAACGGCAAGCGTCTTCGCTTATCACGTAGCCTGACGATGGCTAAAGATGTGATTGTTAAAGTGAGAAGCTGGAACTCTAAACAGAAAAAACCTTTTACTAAAGTGGCTCGCTCAACGCGTAATAAAGGCTCAAGAAGACAGCCAGGCATACAAGAATATAGTTACATTTTCCCAGGGCTTACCGCTGAGCAAGCCTTGCAGAAAGCTCAGCAAATATTAAGAGATATTACAGCGCACGAGGTAAAACTTATGGCGGAGCTTCCAGCGGATAATATTTTAACTGTAGATAATATTATTCAGCTTGCTGGCACGGGTACGGCGTTTGACCAAGTTTATTACGTGGATTCAATCACCCGAAGAATGAGCCTAACCGAAGGTTATAACATGACTATAGCAGCCAAAAACCATTCTACCGAGAGCAACATTTTAGTATGAACACGCATCAACTGACTAACCACATGCGAATGCAGGCCAGCTTAGCGCAGGGCGCTATTTCAGTCAGCAAAAAAGGCATCATCACTAATTTTAATCCCAACGACTGGGCAGTTAAAGTATTGCTACAGCCGGAAGAGGTGCTGACTCAAGAGATACCGCTTGGCGCGCCATGGGTCGGGGATGGATGGGGGTTGTTTGCGGCGCCCTCTATCGGCGATGAATGCCTTGTCGTATCCGTCGAAGGCTCTTATAACAATGGATTTGCATGTCTTTTAAACTTTAATAATGATGAGCGCCCTTTGCCTGTTAAATCTGGCGAATTTTGGTTGGTTCATAAAACGGGGTCATTTTTAAAGCTAACCAACAACGGCAATCTTTCTATTAATGGCCATGCTGAAATTAATGTAACCGCTCCCACGCTTAATATTACTGTTAACGGTAATGTCGCGCTTAATGCCTCTGGGAGCGTCTCAGCTACGGCTAACCTATTTGAGTTAACTGGCGATACTAAGATTGATGGCAATCTTGTTGTCAGCGGCAGTATTAGCGATTTAAACGGCACAAAGGGCAGCATTGGCAATATCAGAGATACTTACAATAGCCACACTCATGGCGGCGTTGAAACCGGAAGCGGTAACACCGGCACCCCAAGCACACCTCTCTAACCTCAGGATAATCATGGACATCTATCACAATTACGGCAATGACTTAGTCGTTGGCGTCAATGGCGACTTGCGCCTTACGGAAAATACCGAAACCAGCGAGCAGCGAATTATTAGGCGATTATTAACGCCGCTAAAATCTTATATTTCGCATACAGATTATGGCGCGGGGCTAGGGCAGTATATTGGATTACCGCTTTCTATCGCGATTGAGCGCGAGATTAAATCGGTTATTACATCTCAGCTATTGCTTGAATCAAGCGTGGCGAAATCTCCGCCACCAGAAATACAAATAACCCCCAGCCTTACCGGTCTTGTGTGCTTTATTCAATATACCGAATCGGCTAGCAAGGCGCTAATTTCCCTTAATTTTCAAGTGAGCAGATAATGGCATTAGATTTAAAAAGCAATGATACCTTGGTGAGTGAGCAAGCGACCGCTATTCAAGCAAAGTGCAGGTATTTAGTTGACTTATCAACTGGCTCGGTATTGCGCTCAGTCCTTGAGGCTAATGCAATGCAAACGCTGTGGCAAGAAGCAGAAGCCAGCAAAGTATTGGCCGCTACACGACTTAGCACTAGCACCGGTAGTGATGTGGATACCTTCGTGGCAGATTTTGGCCTGACTCGGCTTCCTGCCGTTGCGGCGAGGGGCAGTGTCACCTTTAGCAGATTTACCGCCACGAGCCAAGCATTTATTGCCGTCGGTACCCAAGTGGAGACGGCCAACGGCTCACAAGTTTTCTCTGTTGTTGCTGATACATCAAATCCTAACTATATCGCTGATTTAAATAGTTATGTAGTTTCTGCGGGGGTAAGCTCGGTTAGTATACCTGTTGTTGCTACGGTAGCAGGAGAGTCCGGTAATGTTGGGATTGGTGAAATTAACACAATACTGCAAGGGATACCTGGCATTGATACGGTAACGAATCCTATTGCATTTGCAAGCGGGCAAGATATAGAAAGTGATGATGCTCTTAAGGCGCGATTTGTTAGTTATTTATCTGGTCTTGCTAAAGCTAGCGTCCCCGCTATTAAATCTGCTATACAAAATGTCCAAAACGGCATTGAGTATGTGATTGTAGAGTTTATTGATTATCAAACCGGAGCGGATAGAAAAGGTTATTTTTATGTGGTAGTCGATGATAAATCCGGCAGCCCATCACCCACATTGCTAGCTAATGTTTATAACGCTGTGGATGCAACCAGGGCTTGCGGCATCCGCTTTGAAGTTCATGCGCCTATTATTGACACCGTTACTGTGACACTAACTGCGATGCGCGACCATAATTATGAGGCTGAAGAAGTAAAGACCGCGGTAGAAAAATCGATTAGTGATTACATTAACGACCTCAATATGGGCGATACCTTGCGCTGGTCTTACTTGTGGGCTTATGCAGTAGATACGGAAGGCGTGTTAGATGTTTCAAATGTGCTACTAAATGGTGGCACATCCAATATTACCATCCCCACTAAAGAAGCTTTCCAACCTATTGTAACTGCCACGGTGATTTAACATGAAAGGTGATCAAAACGACTTTTTACAACGGCTACAAGCCGTAATTCCGCCATGGTTTGGCGATGAAAATCCCGTGCTTGACGGGCTGCTTTCAGCCTACGCTTACACACAGTCTTATATTTATAACATGCTGACTTACGTCAGGCTGCAAACGCGCCTAGCAACAGCAACCGAGGATAACCTAGACCTTATTGCTAAAGATTTTCTTGGCAATAAGCTCAGGCGTAGGGCAGGAGAGGACGATATTACCTATCGCAATCGGATTAAAGCAAATCTCCTTCCTTTCCCATCTACGCGCTCTGGTATAAGCCTTGCAATAGAAACGCTGACAGGGCGCAAACCTATTATTTTTGAATCATGGAATATTTCAGATAGCGGCGCCTATAACTTAGACGCTTTTTTTAATCAGTCAACTTACGGGGCCAGTTACGATCAGTACGAGGCAACTTTTTTTATCACAGTATTTAGGCCGTTTGCGTCCGGCACCGATTTCCCAGCAATAAATAATGATTTTTATTTAAATGGCGATAGCTATTTATGGAGCCCGAACATGATTGGTCGCCAAGTGACTGATGATGATATTTACGCATTAATTAAAGCGATTAAAGCCGCTGGCGTTACTGCACTTGTTGAAATAGTAGATTAGGAGAAAACCGTGGATAGAGTCATTGTATCCCCGAATGAACAGCTACAAGATACCGATGTATTAAAAACTAATAGAAATGCTATGGTAGCATTATCTAAGTTATCGAGCATGATGCTTGGTAATAATACTTTATTAAATGGACTAGCTTGCACTGCTACCGCGCCAGCCTCCACCAATATAGTGGTATCGCCTGGTGAAATATATTCCTTGCAGCCTATAGATAGCACGGCTTATAGCTCATTACCTGCTGATACCCATCAGATACTAAAGCAAGGTCTTCTGCTTGATAAAGTGACTTTGGCTTGCCCTGTGCCATCCACCGCCGGGTTTGCCGCCAATCACTTAATACAGGTCTCATTTTTAGAAAATGATACCGATGGCGCTTCTCGCCAATTCAAAGACCCTGATACTGGAGCAATAATTACGCTTACCAAAAACCAAACTAGGCAGGGTAGATGCCTGGTCGAGTTAAAGCAAGGCGTTGCAGCATTAAATGGCACTCAAGTCACGCCAACGCCTGACGCAGGTAAAATTGGTATTTATACGGTAAAGGTTGCAAGCGGCACAACCAAGATAGAGCAGGCTGATATTGACGAATATCCCAATGCGCCTTTTGTTACAGAAAGATTGACAGATAAAATCAGCTTAGCAACAGCCGATGCACGCTACGCTAAGATTGGAAGCACTACACCTCATATTAGCTTTAAAGCCAACACAACTACTGTTATCCCAATACCGAGCGGAGGCCCGCATAAGTTTGCATTGGGCAATGTTATCAGTAACCACGGTAATTGCTATAATCCTGCTACCGGCGATTTTAAAGCTAAATTTAAGGGTTCTTATTTATTCTTTCTTTCGATTGAGTATACAAATTTATCCGGCGCAAGCGCGGGGTCACTGTATGATTATCTTTACTTAAATGGCACAGAGGAAATCGCTATAGGCGATTTATATTATGACACCCCCAACCCAAATAGTGGAAACATTATTGCTTCTACGTTAATCGATTTAAATATTGGCGATACCATAAGCACTTATGCAAATTATACAGGCTTTACAACCGGAGGCATCAGGCAATGGAATGAAACATATTTCTATGGTTACCTAATAGCACCTCTTCCATAAAAAGGATTTAATCATGTCAAATTTCAACCAAGCAATTCAAGCAAGCGAACTTCGCGAAAAAATCATCAAGCCCACGTTAACGGCCCTTGGCCTATATAGCCAAGCGGCGGAGAGCCTTTTATTTGGAACATGCGCGCATGAATCGCACTGCGGCAAATATGTCAGGCAGGTAGGCGGCCCTGCGCTCGGTATTTATCAAATGGAGCCTGCAACATATAACGATATCCGTGATTCATATCTAGCCTACAGACCGGATTTAAAAAAGCGGTTATTGGATTTATGCGGCTATCAAAAGATGCCGGTCGCAGAGATGCTTGTTTCTGATAACACATTAGCGACTGCAATGTGCCGCATTCATTATTTACGTGTAAAAGAGGCTTTGCCAGAAGCTAACAACCTTATTGGTCTAGCGGCATACTGGAAGAATTATTACAACACGTATAAAGGCAAGGGCACTGTTAAGCAATTTATAGAAGATTATAGGAGATTTAGTTAATGAAATTATGTAAATGTTTTGAGAATAAGTTTGTTCGTTTAAGCTGCTGCTATGCTTTGGTGGCTATTGGAACTTGGGTTTTATCGTTGGCATGGAATTTAGCCCATGTGGGATAAGGTGGCATCTATAGTAAAACCGTTCGCGCCGGCTATTGCTAGCGCGTTAACTGGCAACGTACCCGGCGCAGTGGCGGGCGCCGCTATTGCGCTGAAAAATACAATATTCGGCAAGTCGGATGTGGGGGATGATGAACTTTTTACAGCCTTACAAAACATTACGCCAGAACAGCGTATTGCGCTGGCGCAAGTCGACATCGAAATGGCACGCATAGAGGGCGAGCAGGAAAAAAACAGACTTCTAGACGTCGCTAATGCGCGTAGCACAGCGGTGGAATTAGCTAAACTAGGCCAGCAAGATTATGGCTCTTGGATTGTCTCTAGCGTAATACTATGCGGGTTTTTCTGCATAGCAGCTTATACGATTCATTTGTTTGCGGGGCATAATGTTAACCCAGAAGAGGCCGCGGTGCTAAGTTTTATGCTAGGTGGATTGATGACAGAGGTGCAACGAATTAATATCTATAAATTCGGCGGCTCTATTATTAATAAAACCGCTGGCTTGCTTAAAAATGATAAGTAGTTAAACTATACTTTTAATTGAATAACTTAAAGAAAACAGCGATAATATACATGTTCTGTGTACATTAAGTGCTTTATTTGGAAGTCAATCCCAGTAATAGTATTTGCATGTCTCTAAGTGTTAGAAGCACTTAGGGACTGGCTTGATCAAAACTTTACATAAACTTAATCTCACGCATCACTTAACCCCCTTCAATTTCCTATTTTCAGCATTGAGTCGCCGGTTTTCTTCGCATATTTCTTTTATATCACTTAGCAGCATATCACGCCATGCGTGTAATTCGTGAGTTTGAAAAATGCCGCTTATGCCATCAAGCTGGGCGATTGTTTTTTCTATTTCCTCGAAGCTCTTAGCCATAATTTCCTTTTCCACCTATTTTAGAAAATATAAATATTCTTATTTTCCTTATAGTTAAAAAATAGTTGTGCAGAATTATTTATTTAATACCAATAGCTAGATTACTTATCTCCTTAACTAACTTAGGCACCTTTCTTTTTACTATCCTAGTAACCATGTTTTTATATTTTTCTTGATAAACACTATAAAGTTTCTCACTTTCCTGGTTGTATCTATCATATAGCTTTTTAATTGGCTTTAATTCCTCATCATCAAAAACACTAAATTCAACAGGCATCCTAAGACTAGGATAAGCCTTTTCTTTTATTAGATATTCTAATTTACGAAGTTTTTTGTTTATTTCTATATCTACCTCTGATTGCATTGCTTGCCTCCCCCTAGGCTGTGCCTAATTTGTGATGTGAAATTCTTGTGCCGCTATTGTGCCGATCTTCTGACAGAAGATGACAATAAGAGACCGCTGATGACAAAATTAAATTAAATAGAAAAAGATGCAGGAAGCCTTTGTTTTCATACTGTCCAGCGTGGTCAATGATGGTTGATTGTAGTCTTAGAAATATTACTGAATTGGTGGAGGCGGCGGGAATTGAACCCGCGTCCGCAGAACCTACGCCCTTGGTACTACATGTTTAGCTAGTCTTTTAATTAGCGGTAAGCACTCCGGCCAGCAGGATTACTTACAGCGAGCTCTTATTTAATTTAACAGTTTAGCTAAGAGCGACTAAACTGCGATCTTGTGAATATGACCACTAAGCTCTACCGCCACAAGCAGCGTTAGGTAGTGGATGGGTTCCGGTTATTAAGCGGAACGAGTCGAGCTATACTGCTTACGCAGCAACAGCGTCGAATCTGCCCATTTTTGAGTTGTCGTTTGCGACTATCATTTTGCAACGTGTTTTACGAGGTAAGTTACGTCCTCGACATGCACCTCAGGTTTCGCGACCCACGTCGAAGCCATGTCGCCCCCTTTTGGTAATTAACTATTATAGTTGATTTAGATTAGAAAAGCCAGATGACAAAATATTTTTAAATTAACTAACCGCGGCCCGTGATGCGTTGTTTCTGGCGTTGCCAATCCCTGTCTTTTTCACTGGCGCGTTTATCGTATTGTTTTTTGCCCTTAGCTAAGGCAATTTGAGCTTTTGCTAAACCGCCTTTCCAATAAAGTGATAATACGATAGCGGTATAGC